CAGTCGAGCTCGCTGCCCTTCGCTCGGTTGCACGCCGCGCAGCAGCAGACCAGATTCGCCCGGTCCGTGCGCCCGCCGCGGCACCGAGGCCGCACGTGGTCCAACGTGTCCCCTGGCTGCCCGCAGTAAGCACAAAGGGACCCCCAGCTGTTGAGGATCCCTTCGCGAAATTGCTGCTTGGCTTGCCGTTTGGTCAGGAGACGTGATCCATCGATCCGATGGTCAACCATGCCCTGCTAGGTGGCTGCCTCAGCGTATCAACGCCGCCCGCTGTCAACCCCCGCACGGATCAGTTACCAGATACAGATGTCAGTTACCAGATACGCATATCAGTTACCAGATGCTTAAATCAGTTACCATATTCACTTGCATCTGGTAACCGATCCGTGCGACTTATCCGCCATAACCGCTACGCTGAGCACAGCTCTCCCCCGAGCCCGCCTGTGCCATGGCTACTGCAGAATCTGAAAATTTCCGGAATGATGGTGCATTAGTTAATGCATTGACGGGCCTAGGTACGACAGCAAAAGATAAAACAACCGCCACCAAAGTAGGCTTCCAAGCTCTCCTCAACGAGGCCGAACTCGAGTACCTCTATACCAGCGGAATCCCCCGCCGCTACGTCGACGCCATCGCCGACGAGATCCTCCGCCACCACCCCACCGTGGCCCTCGGCGGCGATGCCGCGGCCGACAATTCAGACCTGATCACGAACTTCGAGCAATTCCTCCAGGCCACCCAGTTCCACTTCGCCCTCTCCGAAGTCATCAAGCTGCAGCGCCTTTACGGCGGCGCCGGCCTGGTGCTGCTCATCGACGACGGCGGCCAGCCCGACGAGCCGGTTGAGATGAACCGCGTCCGCGCCATCCGTGGCTACATCCCCCTCTCGCGCCACGAGCTGATCCCCGAGGACGTCTCCATCACGGACTACTCCCGTCCTTCGCACTACCGCATCACCACCTCTCAGCGCATCACTCCGGACCAGACCAGCGGCTACGTCAACATCCGCATTCACCACACCCGCGTCGCCCGCTTCGATGGCCTCTACCTGCCCTGGAACCTCCGAGCCCGCAACACCGGCTGGGGCCAGTCCGTGCTGCAGCTCGTCTGGAACGCCTTCAAGCGCTACGAGACCGCCATGTCCGGCCTCGAGTCGATGACCAGCGACTCCGACGTCTTCGTTCACAAGATTCCCGGGCTGTTCAACCGCATCGCCGCTGGCAACGAAGCCGACCTTCGCAAGCGCCTGGAGGCCAACAACCTCAGCCGCAGCGTCTACGGCGGCATGGTGGTCGACGTCGAAGAAGAGATCAGCTTCATCAACCGAGCGCTGAGCAACATCGCCACCGCCACTGATCCGTTCATCAAGGATCTGCAGGCAGCTACCGGCTGGCCCGCCTCCATCCTCATGGGCGACTCGCCCGGCGGCCTCGGTAAAGAAGGCCGCTACGAAGAGCGCGTCTGGTCCTCCCTGGTCGAGCAGTGGCAGGAGGTCTACTGCCGCACCGCGATCACCGAGGTCTTCACCTACATCTTCGCCTCGCGCGAAGGACCGACCCGCGGCCGCATCCCCGAATCCTGGTCCGTCCACTTCCCGTCCGTCTTCACCCAGACCGACAAGGAGAAGGCCGAGCTGCACCAGCTGAAAGCTGCTTCAGACGTGCAGTACATCCAGATGGGTGTACTCAACGCCCTTGAAGTCCGTGAAGCGCGCTTCGGCGGCACCGAGTACTCGCTCGAGACCAAGCTCAACGAAGCCATCACTGAGCAGCTCGTCGCCACTACCGATGCGCAGTTCCAGTCGCAGATGGCCGGTTACGACGCTCAGCTGCAGGCCGCCACACAACCCCCGGCCCTCCCCGAGGGCGAAGGCGCAGCGCTGCCCGCCGAAGAGGGCGCTAGTACTGCTGTTCTGCCCCCAGCCGAAGCCGGCCGCGGCGACGCTCTCTACGCCGACGCCGACGGCCTGCGCATCGCCATCACCCACCGCCGCGGCGACGTGGTAGCCGGCCCGCTCGTCGGCCCCGACGGCCAGCGCATCGACAGCAGCGCGGCCGCACCGGTGCTGATCATCGGCCCTCACCGCACCCGAGCCCGCAAGCTCTACCGAGCCCGCTTTGCCCTCGACAGCACCATCACTGACGGCCCCTACACCACGGGCTTCAACTCGCTGCGCGCTGCCAAAGCCGCTGTGCAGCAGTTCTTCCCCGGTCAGAATGTGGCAGGGCTATCCGCAGTGCCCGACACCGAGGCCGACGCCTTCCGCGCCTACAACGAGGGGTACTGATCGATGGCACCGCACAACACCACTCCCGAAGGCTTCCGGACCGTGGCCTACCTGGCTACCAAGGCCCGGCTCGACGCTGCCCGCAGCCGCACGGGGAAGACGTCGCGCAACGTTACATGCACTCCGCCTAACGTCAAGTGCGGTGGTCGCTGCATCCCCCCGAACTGGGACTGCCGCCTCAAGGGGCAAGGGCCTGATCCGCAGCTGCGGGCGGTCAAGACGGATCCCCTTGGTGGCCTCGCCAACATCCAACGTGGCGCCACTCGCATCGCCAAGGGCGTAGCGAAGGGCAGCTTCTCCGAGGTCGAAGGTGGCAAGCGCGCCATCATCCGTGGTGTGGTCAAAGCCACCCCGGGCGACCTTCAGCGGAAGCGGGAACTGCAGGCAACACTCGAGAACCGCACACGGGCCATTGGCATTGGTCTGGCAGTGGTCACCGGCGGCCTGGGTGCTCATGCCCTGCTGATGAAGTCCAACCCCTTCGGTTATCGCCAGGGCGTCGGGGCAAACATCAACAACGCGGCGCGCCTCGGTATGAGCCGCATCCTGGATGCCACTCCGGTGATCGGAGCCAACCGTGCCCGAGTGCGGCGGCAGGTCGGAGCAGCCATCGGCGCGCAACTCGAGCGCCAGGCGAATCCGGTCTCTTCCGTACTGACCAATCAGCTGGCTCGCACACGGCCTTCACAGGCCGACGTAGAGAGTGGCTCGAACCTAGTAAAGGCAATTACAGCCGTAGATAATAAGTTTGCTGGAGCTGTAGCACGTTTTGGTCCAGGTCTTTCTGAGTTTGATCGCTGGGATCGGGAGCATCAGAAAGCATTCTTTAACACTACTAAAAAAGAAAAAGGAGTAGGGTTGGCTAATGAGGAAAAAGGTAATATCTTTGCTCGTCCTGCTACTAATGAGTTCTTAGCACGGCAGTTTAACCTTAGAGGGGATGACGTACTTACTACTGATTCTATCAAAGACGCCATTAAGCTACAACTTACTGAGTATAAAAGTTCACTGCTTGATCTAGCGCAGCAGCAAGGTTTTAATGTAAAAACCAAGGGTGCAAATAGAGTCCTTGATGACGCGGATAGGCGTAGATTTATCAAAGACCTAGTACAAACAACGCTTCCTAAGGGAAAAAGTAATAATCTTGTGCGTAGTAAGCTCACAGAGCACTTAGAAGACACACTTAGATTTACACCTCTAGGTCGTACAGATAAGCTGTATAGTGATACCTACAAAGGTTTTAACGATTTCTACACTGAGCAAGGAGAGGTCATAAGCAGTATCGCTGATATGTCTCGCATGACGCAGAAACTGCGTGATACCGGTGCTGAGCAGGTGCTCTTGGATGGACGTCTCGCTCGCGCTCAATATCTCCTGCAGTTCAAAAAGCAGGGAGCCGGCAAGCAGATCAAAGGAGGAGCCCACGCCGAAGTAGTGCTGCGCGATTACTTCGCCACCCAGGTCTCTAAAGCACCGCGGCAGATGTACACCATTACAGAACGCCTGGCAGCGGCTGCAGCCTCCGAGCTCGAAGGTCGCCCCGTCTCAGCTCGCGACGCCTTCAACGTCCTCGAGCGTGAAGGCTTCACTGGTGCTGTACCCGCCGCTCCTGCTCGACCTGCCCGCGCTGCTCGCGGCGCTCAAGCCCAGATCGGAGAGCTCGCCCGCTCTCTCCGCGAAGCCGCCCAGCGCCGCGGTGAAGACATGAGTCTCGAGGCCTCCTACCGCGCTGCCCGGGCCGAAATCGCCCGCCGCCAGCGCGGTGATAGCACCGAGCACGACCTCCCGCCTCGCGTCCGCGCTTACCTCGCCACCCGCGCCGACTTCAAGGAGGGTGGCCGCCTGGGAAAGCCCTGCGGCGCCTCGCACATCCCCAAGGCACATGAGTGCCGGAAGGGCGCGGGTAGCGCTCCAGCGAAAGAGACCCCCGAGAGCGGCACCTCCACTCGCCGCAAGGCCGCAGCCGCTGCTCTTGCAGTAGCCGCCATCGGTGCCACCGCCGCCACCGGTGCCTACGTCATCCAGGACATGAAAAGTGTGGCCAAGCAGCCCAACGTGTTCGCTCCTACGCCCTCTACGCGCACCATCGCCAAGGCAGCCAAGAAGGAGTTCGACACCAAGAAGAGCGGCACGGCCATGGGCAACTACTACACGAAGAAGTCAGGCCTTAAGCCGGGGGATGTCGTCTACTACCGCAACGAAAAAGATCCCGCCGCCCACTTCGGCATCTACATCGGCGAAGGCAAAGACGGCAAGGTCCGCGCCGTCATGGCCAACACCAATGAAAAGCGTGCTGGTTTTGTCGACGTCATCGAGCTCGGCACCACCAAGCCCGACTCCAACGACGCCGCTCACTTCCTGTTCCCGGTGCTGCAGAAGGCACCTCCGCTCAAGGGCGCCAAGGCTCGCACAAATGAAGAGACCGTGCGCCGAGCTCTCCGCGCCGTCGGCACCGACTACAAGTTCTCGCTCACCCGCGACAACTGTGAGGTGTTGGCCAACTCCATCGCCTACGACACCCCCCGCTCGCAGCAGCTCGAGCGCTTCAAGCGCCTGACCCGCGGCGTCGCCGACAGCACCATTGGTGTTCGTCAACGTGCCGGCATGGCCGTCCGCCGCGCCCGCGGTCAGCGCAAGACGACCGCCCTCAGCGCTCAGCAGATCCTGCAGCGCCTGAGCAAGGACGACAACAGCTTCCTGACTGACGAAGGCCGCGACATCGCCCGCAACCACTACAGCCAGTACTTCGAGAGCGGTGCCAAGCTCGACGCTGCTCCGATGCCCCCCGCGCTTATCTCACCTGATCAGCTCTGGGATCGCATCAAGAACTATGACGACGACAAAAAAGCAATAGCAATGCGCGATTATCTCCTAGTACTCCGCCTGGCTCTTGATACCAATGCAGCTGCTTGAGCGCTACAACTCCGCCCTGCGCCGCACCGAGGACGTCACCATCACCCAGCTCAACCGCATCCTCGACAGCAGCTTCAATCGTCTGATCCGCCGCACGCGCATTCAACTCCGCAGCGGCGCCCCCGCCGCAGATCGCAACGTCGCCCTCCTGCAGGAGTTCCGGCAGCTCATCCCCGCCTTCCGCCCTGACCGCACCGACGCTTACGACCGTGTGCTGCGCTCGCTGCTGCGCAGCTCCGAAGGCCGCGGCATCAGCGTCGCCCGAGAGCTTCTACGCGACATTGCCCCCGAGCGCCGCCGCATCAACGTGTCGATCCCGCTCGAGGCGACGGTCGCTGCGGCCGCGCAGGCCCGCGGCTACCTCGCGAAGCACGGAACTAACTTCGCATATGAAAGCTCAAATTTAGTTGCACAAGGTATAGCAGAAGGTCGCCCGACTAATGATATAATAAAAGACTTGAGTTTACGTCTAAGTATAGTAAAGTCTAGGGCAGCTGTGATCGCCCGCACAGAATCACTAAGAGCTTACGCAGCTGCTAGCAACCAATATTACGCGGCCAATGGTATTGATTTAGTTCTTTTTTACACTACAAGTGATGACAGATCATGCGCAGTGTGTGCAGCTAGAGCAGGCAGAATCTATAAAAGATCTGAGATTAAAGTACCACTGCATCCAAGGTGTAGGTGTACGCTCAGTCCTTGGGATACAGAAATAGCAGCAATGGATCCAGACTATGCTTCATTACCGCGTAGGCATAGAGAAGAGGTAATGAAGCACGTCTCGAGTCCGTTAAGCGATGACCTTACTAAGTCCGTGTTCGAGGCTCAAGCTCCAAGGCCTGCAGAGGAGGCCACTTAAGTGTCCTAAGGCGATTCATTACAGTATTGTAATTTAAATTTAGTTTTCGGCACCATACCACCGCGGGTAATGTGACATTGTTCACCGTAATTTTAATAGTATTTCGTTTGTTTAGTGCCTGATCTTTCATAGGTATCCACACACAATTATCTTTACAGTAGTTACCGTGCACATCTATGCGTTCTATAGAGTAACCAGCTGGGCACACACCCATATCTTCTAAAAAATGTTCAAACTTTTCCCATCTAGGGTCGTATTTAATATCTTTATACGCAGCTTCTTTACCACAACGCTGTTTTAGGCCTACCCAGGATAGATGGGTCCGCGATCTATGCATACCATGTCGCCTAGCTCGTTTGCTAGTTATCTCGCTAGCCCAACAACCGCAGCTTTTAGATGACCCTCGTTTTAGCGCGTTTCGTTGCACATTACGTACCGTTCCACAGTCACATTTACACTGCCAATAGCGTCCTTCTACTCTTCTTATTACGAGCCAACGCCCAAAGCGCTGACCGGTCAGATCCATTAGCCTTGACATGACGCCTCCAATCCAGGTTGTCCGTGGTCAGGGTGTTACCAGCACCGCTGACCTACCAATTCTACGGAGCTACGCTGTGTTCATCAGTACTCCGGGGCGCCCCGCCATGCCCGCCAAGTCCGCCGCCTACGAGAAAGGCATTCGCGAAGGCCGCGCCATGGCTGCTCGCTCCCGCAACCCGGAGGCTTCCGAACCCGAGGAAGAGGAGGAAGAGGAAGAAATGGACATGGCCGCCAACCACAGCCGTAAGCGCAGCGCCAAGGGGGCCAAGCACACCAAGCCCGCCAAGGATGGCGGCATGTATGGCAAGAAGCCCATGGATGCAGAGTGCGGCTGTGGCCGCAAGGGCAAGTGCGACGGCAACTGCGGCTCCATGCGCAAGCGCAGCGACGCCCTGACTCCCTTTGAGTATCTGGACGCCTGCGAGATCGGTATCCAAGACCGCAGCACCACCTATATCCGCGCTCGCCTCGACGCCGCCGAGCGTCTGGACCTCAAGTGCGGCCGCGGTGCCATCTCCGAGGGCGAGAAGTGCACCAAGGGTGCAGCACAGAAGGTGCAGCCGAAAAAACCTACTAAATCTAGAAATTCAGGTGCTAAGAAAGCTCTAATAACGGGTGCCGCTATTGGAGGAGCAGCACTATTAAGCGCAGGTCTAAACGTGCGTTCATATCGACGTAAACAGGCACAAGCAGCACTTAAATCTCTAAAGCAAACTAAGCGAAACGCCAATACTGCTTTTGTAGCTGCTTTAGGAGTGGTTGCAAAAGCTAATAAGCGGTCCCCAAACAATCCAAGATTACAGCAAGCTAGTTTTAGAGCTGCTATGGAAGCTAAAGGGCATAGAGACCTCAAACGCAAAGCTGTAAGGGAAGGCTTATCCAAGCTGAAAGCTCAAGTTCCCAAATCGGCAGCGCGCCGCCGTGCAGCTCGCCGCAAGAGCGGCACCATGTACGCCACCGGCTTCCCGCTTGACTCCGCCTCCTTCGACATCTGACCCATGGCACTCACCCCAGCCACCCTCCGCCTGGATCTGAAGTGTGGCCGCGGCGCCATCTCCGAGGGCGAAAAGTGCACCAAGGGTCCGGCAACGAAGGTGGAATCCAAGCCCACCGCTGCTGGTAGCGCAGAAAATGGCCCCTCTGTCGCGGAGAATCGCAAGAAAGCAGGCCTCTCCACCGCAGACAAACTCGTACTCGGTGCTTATGCCGTTGGTGGTGCCGCCACGCTCTACCAAATGCGCAACATGCGCAAGGCCTACGAAGAGAAATTCAGTCCAGCACAGCGCTTTCAGCCGTTCACAGAAGACATTGGAAACGTAAATAAGGTCTTCCAGAACATAAAAGTCGACCGCAACAAAGTCGCAGGGCCTAGCCTCTTTGGTGATGTTACATTCGGCAAATACAAAGGCAAGAACGTTGTAGCCAAGACAATCGGCAACAAAGGCTTAGCTGGAGCGATGCAGATCCGCATGATGCAGCAGCAGGGCGTGATCACCAAGAAAACCAGCGACGCCCTCCTCAAGGCCCAGGACAAACTCCAGGTCAACGAAGTCCAGGCCGCCCAGCTTGCAGGCAAGCACGGCTTCGGTCCCAAGTTCGTCGCCGCCGGCAACAACACCCTGATCACCGAGGCCGCCCGGGGCCGCCCCCTTGCCAGCCAGGACCGCGCTCTGCGCTACATGCAGGGCAAAGGCCAGCAGGAACTGCAGCAAGATCCGGCCAAGTTCTTCAAGAAGGCGCTTGCTCTGCAGTGGCGCGGCTTCACCAAGGGCACCGAGCTCAGCCGCACCAACAAGGCCCGCATCGTCGAGAACCTCGGGCGCATGCACACACTCGGTGTCTCTCACAACGACCTGCACCCAGGCAACGTCTTCATCAGCTCCAAAGGCGCCGAGTTCATCGACTTCGGCACCTCCGAGCGCGGTGGTGGCGCTGTCGCCTCCGAGTTCGTCCGCCTTATGAACAAGCCCCGCTACGGCCTCCAGCAAGCCGGCGGCATGGGCTACAACCTGCGCACCGTCAACCCCGCCGCTTACAAGAGCACCGAAAGCGCCATCAAGAAAGCGATTGGCAAGCGCGTCGGTGCCCTCACCTCCTCCGACATCCAGAATGCGCTGAAGAAGAGCAAGAACTCCGCGCAGCTCGAGGCTTCACTGCAGCGCATCGTCGACGACTACTACCTCCAGATGGCCCGCGGCCAGCGCACCGACGCCGAAGGCGTCCCCTGCGGCGAGAGCCACATCCCCCGAGGCCGGACCTGCCACAAGAAGGGCGGCGGCTTCCCCACCGGCAAGGCCATCGCCGCGGGCCTGACCGCCGGTGCCCTCGGTGCAGGCGCCCTCGCCTATTCGCGCCGCCGCACGCGGATCCAGCCGGTCAAGGTCAGCGTCCTACCGCAATTACCCGGCTCCCCCGAGCGCGTGATGCCGCGCCTCCCGGGCGCCCCCGACCCCGACATGCCGCTGCTCCCCGGCATCACCCCCCGCGCGCTGCTGATGCCCGCGCGCAAGCGCAAGTCCAAGACCCAGCGCATGCGCGAGAACACCGCGGCCGCGGTGACCACCGCCGAACAGCGCATCGCGCAAACCGCCAAGGAAGAGGTCCGCCGCCTGGGCCAGATCGGTAACACCATGGCCGCCGCCGGTGAAGCAGCTGGGATGGCCACCAAGACAGCAGCTCGCGAGCTCCGCCTTCGTACCGAGGCCGCCCGGCGCCGCTTTGAGCCCGGCTACCGCCGCCCCGACCAGAAGCGGCTACCGGAGAGCACCCTGCTCACGCCGGCCCTGCTGATGGCATTCCCCGAAGGCATTCCGGTGCCGGCCAGCACTCCGCGCCCACGCCGCCGCCGTCCCAAGCCCCGCGGCTTCGGCCGCACCGACGCCGCTGGCCCGTGCTGGAAGGGCTACGTCCAGGTGGGCATGAAGCGCAAGGGCGGCCGCCGCGTCCCCAACTGCGTGCCGGCCTCGAGCGGCATCGCCCAGCCCAAGGCAAAGAGCGACACCTGGGCAGCTGGTTTCGATGCCGAGGACGGTAAGAAGTACAGCAAGACGGTCACCAACCCCAAGACCGGCCGCAAGAACAAGGTCCGCTACGGCGCCAAGGGCTACAAGATCGCCCCCGGCACCGAGCGTGGCAATAATTACTGTACTAGAAGTTTTGGCCAAATGAAGCAGCATAAAATGAATTGTGCCGGTACTGATAAAAATACGCCACTTTGCTTATCCAGGGCAAAGTGGCGTTGTGCGGGCACTAACAGCACAAAAACTTAAGGCATACCACCAGCCTTAATGTAGGCTTGATGTGCCTCTTCTGGTGAGTTAAATGATCCTAGACTAATGCGTACTCCATTTCGCATAATCTGAGACCTATAGGGCTTACCCCATGGGCGCTTATCTACAAACGCACCTTTTAGCTTTGTAGAACTCGTTTTTAATACACCCCTGTTCTGCTTCTGCAGACTATAGTCTGCCAGTCTGAGATTACACCAGCGATTATCGTCTCTAACTCGGTTTATATGATCGATCGTCATAAGACCAGGATCTTCGCCTGTCATAATAACCCATATCAAACGTGATACTTTGTAAGAGGACCCTTTATACTTTGTTATGTAGTAACCTTGGGAACACTTGCTCGTGCATAAGCTTAAGCTATTATCTTTCTTTTTTCTAAACAAATCACCTGTAACAGAGTTGTACACAAACGCCTTGCGGAGTTCGGCTACCGCTGGCATGGGCTTAGGCTTAGTCATCAGCTCATCCTCAGTGAGTTGGTCACGCTTCGGAGCCTGCCAGCTGCCGAAGCACACCTATCCTAATGTGTTTGAATCACGAGCCGAACGCAACACACCGCTGTGCCTATCCCGCGCCAAATGGCGCTGCTCCGGCAAGACCAGCCGCCGCTAAATATCCCTCACCAATTCCTGCAGTCTCACGTCATAGATCTCGCACAACGCCATTAGCTTCATAACTGACACTTCAATCTCACCCTTTTCTAGCCGCGAATACGCAGCTTGGCTAACCCCCAATCTCTCTGCAACATCAAACTGCGTCAACTTGTGATATTCCCGCAGCGCCCTGATACGCCGGCACAAAGTCAACTGCCTATGGATCGCCAAGTGCTGTAACCGCTCTCCGTATAACGCTACCCATACACACAACAACTGATAAGCTTTAACCATGGAAACCGCAGTCTCCAGATACGATTTCGCCCCCATCACGGGAAGCGAAACCACCCCCGAGGGCTACCTCAGGGTCTGGTGCCGCGCTGCTCGCACGGGCACGCAGCTCTATCGGCGCGCTGACGGATCCCAGGTCCGCGAATACCGACCTCCCGAAGAGGTCAGCAATCCGGACTCCCTCTCCACGTTCGGCATGAAACCCGCAACGTGGGGTCACCCGCCCGTTCTTCTCGACTCCGCGAACACCAAGCAGTACCAGGTCGGCTACTCCGGTAGCCAGGTCCGGTATAACGACGGCTTCGTCGAGGTCGCGCTCGTCGTCACCGACGCCGACGCCATCGAGAAGATCAAGCGCAAGGACGCCACCGAGGTGTCCGCCGGCTACAAGGTCGACTTCGACCCCACCCCCGGAACCACCCCCGAGGGCGAGGAGTACGCCGGCGTCCAGCGCAACATCCGGGTGAACCACATCGCCATCGTCCCCCGCGGCCGGGCTGGCCCGGAGGTTCGACTCTTGCTCGACCGTATGGATGCAGCCGATGCTGTAGCCGACATCCCCGAGCACGAAATGGTGCCCCAGTCCAGTTCAACTGCATCTCCCGTTATGGCAACCGTCAAACTCGACGGCCTGGAGATCGATCTGCCCGCAGAAGCAGCCAGCGCGGTCCAGTCCTACTCCCGGGACATGGG